AGTCACCTATCTTTGCAGTAATATCTAACAATCCATTAGCAGACGGACCCATTGATCCGAATAAATTAAAGAATGCTTTAGCAAGACTGATGACTCCGACTTTTAATAAATCGAAAACTGCTAATATAGCAATAGCAGTAGCAATCGTCATGAGAGTTTTAGATTTAAGATTATTTTGCCAAGCAACTAAACTGCCTTTAACACCGTCTAGTACACCAGTGATCCCGTCAAGAATACCTTTTGCCGCACCAAATCCATCACCACTAGTAAATTTCTTGACAAGTAGCACGAACGATGCCAACAAACCAGTATTAATCGCGTCCATCACTTTATTGAAGTCTAATTCGTCAATCCCCTTCATGATTGATTTGCCGAGCTCGCCAATTCCTTGAGCAATTAGTAGACCAATTTTACCAATGATCGGGGACAATTTTACTAGTACTTCGCCGAACCAGTTAAAGACCTTACCTAGAGTGTCAAATATCTTAGCTAATGGTCCTAATCGTTCTTTTGCTTTTCCAGCAAAATCATCTATAGATGATATTGCTGGCCCGACGTCAATCTTCGGGGGGAATAGTTTCGCCCACCAGTCTTTTACTTTCTCGACAATTGGTGCAACTTTTATAGAGAAATTCTCAAAAGCTTCACGCACTTGATCTATACGTGGACCTATAGTACCAAAGTATTCACTGTAAAGAATTAATGACTCCCACGTTCCCCAGTTAACATGTTTGGCTAGTAGGACTTCATCCCACCAAGCTTTTATTTTATCAATAACTGGTGTTATATTATTTATAAAATCTTGAAGTGCTTTGACAGCAGGCGCTATCTTTTCCCTAATAGGATCAAATACCTTAGCACCCCAACCATCGCCGAACAATATAGCGTTTCTAGCTTCGAGGAGAAAGTCACCTATCTTTGCAGTAATATCTAACAATCCATTAGCAGACGGACCCATTGATCCGAATAAATTAAAGAATGCTTTAGCAAGACTGATGACTCCGACTTTTAATAAATCGAAAACTGCGAAAATACCGTAGAAGGTTCTCTTCAGTTTCTCTGCGTTCTCTCCTCCCATTTTGAATTTTTCAGTCAGGGTCTTGAGAGCATAGGTAATTGATGCTAACTGGTAACCAGTCGTTGGCGGGAAGATTGTAGCGAAAGCTTCTTTGATAGGTGTAAGAACACTCATCAACCCTTCAAAGGTGTTTCTAAGAGCATCTATAAGTGATTGCCGACCGCCAAATGCTTTCCAACTCTGTAAGAGGGAATTACGGGATTCTGCAGACGCACTGATAAAACTACCGACAATACCACTAAGTTCTGTGTAGAAAGCTTTAACTTCGTTCAAGTCAACAAAAATGATCTGGGAGGGTTTAGTCCAGCCAGTCTTAAGGGAGTCCTAAGCGGTAGCCATCATCTGAGTAAAAGTCGCTACCTCTTGGGCAGCGGCATTAGCTTTCTTACCAATGTCCGTAGTTTGGCTAGCATAGTTCGCAAGAGTATCCGTGAGAACTTTGGTAGTTAACCATTCTTGTTCAAGTGAACCATTAAAATTCTTAATTGCATTTAATACTTCACCCTTAAGAGTTTTGTAAGTACCATCCGCTTGTTTAGTCAATGTACCAGCAGCAACGGCTGAATCGATCAACTGCTGCTTAAAACCAACTGTTGCCATGTTAGCATTTTCAATTGATTTCCAGTCCATCAAACGAACAGAACCTTGCTGAATCGCCTGACCAAAGTTATACATTGCTCGAGCAGCTTCTCCAGTATTAGCACCAGAGATAGCCGCCACATTACTAATACCTTGGATCGCTGTAGCAGCAGCCTTAGAGCTCATCCCTGCATTAGTAAATTTGCTAATATTCTCAGTCATATCCTGGAATGAATAAATGGTTCTATCAGAGTAATTATTTAACTCGTCAAGACTTCTCGTGACGTCGGCAATTGATTCACCAGTACCGGCCATGACTGTCTTAACTGCATTAACTTTTACCTCATAAGAAGCAAAACCGGCTTTTATTTCATCAATGCCGAGAGCCGATCGTACTAATTTTTCGCCCATATTCATAGCTGCGGTGGTCAGGTTTTGTAAAACGGTTATACCAACAATTCCCATCGCGGAAAATTTGCTAGAAATATTAGCAACACCGTCAGAAATACCTTGCAGAGAAAATGCCCTACCGGCAGCAGAAAGATTAGATAAACTTCTGGTTGATTGTTCTAGATCTAAACCTTTTTTAAGATTACCCAGGGATTTAACACTAGTCTGGACCCCTTGCTCAAATTGTTGGTTATTGAAACCAAGATTAACTACACGATCATCAACAATGCTCATAGTTTAATAACCTCCTCCCAGAGATCTTTCGCAATCTTATCTAGTATAGGCTGGATCGCAGGATTGATAAAATCACGTCCTTGGACAAATACACCAGTGCCGGTTCCATGACCGTACTGAATAAGAACAACCACTGGTATCCCGGCATCGTTACTAGAATTAGTCCAATCTATCCGAGAGCGATTTTTTGTCGTGGTAATCTGATACCCCCATGAGGATGCAGTAGCACCACTATCTCTAGGAGTAGCAGCTGTTAGGGCAGCCACGCCTTGGATGGCATATTTCTCCAAAATTTTCCTCGGGTTAAATTTAAGGCTTTTATTCAGAAATCGTTCTGTTAGATTAAAGTTACCGGAATGCTTTATAGTGATCATAGATAACCTCTCTAACCTCGCGAATTATACTGTTTTTTCCTAGCCTCGTTAAGCGCTCTATTCTGAGCGAGGATTTCTTGTTGACTCTTTTTCTTTGCTGGTTGATTCTTGATGTTACATACATTGATTAATGTCAATAAGCGATTAAGATGCCACTTTTGGCACTCGAACGGGACATTAAGTGCGATCATCCAGTAATAAATAATTTCTGCTGTGACCGTTTCTCTATTAGTAACTTTATCGTTTGATTTAGCAAACGTGGTAGCAGTCATGGGTGCATCAATATACTTAGCCACAGCGTCAATGTTCTCTTGAGATAGGAACTTATAAGCGGACGGTGGCACATTCTGAGTCAGGGTCATACACCGAATATAGTCAATCGACTCTTCTACCGTTTTAGAAGCCTTGGTAAGGAACGGTTTACACCAGAGAGACTCCCATTTTGAAAGGGAGACCAAAGAATGCTCCAATTGCAAGACTTGTTCTTTTGATGTGACAAACTCTTCCTTCGCATCATCATATAACTCAACAGCTTTAATTGTAAGTTCAAGCATCTTTGGTCTCCGCTTATCCAAAAAAATTAATCAGTAGTTTTAGGCTTGTCCGGAATCTTAGGTAATACACCGTTAATGAATTCGGCAGCAGCTTTTTCGTTACTGGATAATTCAATGAAAAGATCACTGTAAGCTTCAGTCTGAGTGAATTCCTCACGCAACTGCGGGGTTTTAATGAACCGCTTACCGTCAGGCGATTTAACACCATAAGATCTTAGGATAATTTCTTTGAAAATAGCAATCAATTTCTCTCTATCCTGAGTCATGGTGATTTGATCAATTTTACGAGACATGCCGCCCTCGGTTGAGAGCTCCATTTCAGCAACTTCGGCTTTACTGAGATTGAAGTAAAAATCTTCTTTCCGAATGTTGCCGTCATAATCTACATATTCCATAGTTTTCTTTAACATTGGTAGATCTCCTTTCAAAAATCTGTTTAGTAAGATTGGAGAGTCCTATAGCGGTTATGAACCATTCTATAGGACCCTCCAGGATATTAAATTGATTAGGCGGTAGCGAAGTCAACAACCGTAGGCGCCAGGCTCTGACCATAAATGTCAGTAACACCAGCGATGGTAACGATGTAAGTCGTCGCATCAGCCAGATCGGTCGCAGGATCAAGGGTAAGGACCTTATGGGCCACATCCCAAGACTTGGAAACGCTCTTAACAACACCAGCAGCGCTCGTAACAACAACAGATTCGTTAGAAACCTTGTTGTTAAAGGTGAGGACGATATTCGCAGTGACCAGAACACCAGTCGCGGCGTCAGCCGGAACGGTACTAACAGTCAACGCACTGGGCGCAGCAAGCGACATGATCGAGATCACTTCGTCAGGCAGGGGGAGACGACCGTCAGCCCCACCCTCGGTACCATAAAGAATGGTTTCCAGAGCGGCCAATTTGTCAGCGTCAACACGCGTAGAATCGATCGTGATCAACGCCACAGGCTTGTAGCCGGTCACCGGAATCGGAGTAGTGGTAAGTTCCCAGCTGAATGTGATCGGGGCCGGGGAGTCGTTGATCGTGGTATAACCACGTGAGCTAGGGGCAGCCTGAGCGCCGTAGATCAAATGCAGCTTGGTACCATACGATTCGCCTTCAGCATCATTACCAAGAACGGTCCGATAAGCCAGACCGAACGGAAGACGCTTTTGCTGACCAAGAACCACACCGGCCACCGGTTCAGCAGAACCATCGCAGAGACCAAATTCATTCGGGTACATGAAAGCTTCGACAGTCGCGCCGAACTGTTCAGCGGAAAGCAGATTCAAGTACTTAATATTGTCAGCGTACTGAGCATTAGCTTCGGCACCAGAAGGGTTCTCAGTAATGGAAACAATACCATTCCAAGCCACGCCCGCAGGATAAGTGCCGTTGTCAATGTTCATCGGATACAGGACAGCCTGCGATACGCCAGTTTCGTACAAGCGTTTAGTCGCGGCATCCCACACAATTTTATGTGCCATATCGTTCTCCTATCAGAAATAGATGACGAAAACGTCGTTGTTTAAATTATCTGCCCTAAAGTGTCTATTGTGTACACACTTGGGCAATTTAGCGACTTTGTCTGGAATTGGACTATCCGGATTTCTATCGATGACAGTTACTTGATAGCGCTTGTCATGAATAAATGGAATGTCATCCGCAAACTTAGTGCTTGAGCTGCTCCGCTCGTAGACGATACAAGGATATACCATCTTAACGGTCTCGGGTGGCTGAAAATATACGTTCTCGGTTAGAGTTTTAAGAAGACTATGAAGTTCTAACCTAGGGCGTGCCATTGTAGACACCTCCGACCGTTAAGATTAATCGGGGCCTCTGGATTTCAACACTCGTGATCTTCCATCGGGCCCCCATATATGTGATATATCGCATTTGGGAAAAGTTCTCGTAAGAGTACCAATCTCCAACGACACTGAACTGATTACTAATGTTCAGGTTATCGTTTACGTTGGCAGTTCTCTCCCATCGTCTTGTGTCTCGTAGAACGTCACCAGAATACGTATACTCGGTGATCTTTTCTTCGAACACTCCTGGCGCGGTTTCAGACTCGACGGTAGTAATATAACCTATCTTACCATGAAACTTTGCCATCGAACTTTCCTTTCACTACCATTTTGAATGGTAGCTATTATCCAGCCGCAGCAACTTTCTCGATAACCAGAGCAGACTTCGGCGAGGTCAGCGCACCAGAGACACGCGACTCGAGCAAGTACTTCTGCTGATTGAAGTCGATGTCGAAGTTCTCGAAGAAGGCAGTCGCGCCACCCTTATCCGCACCGATGGTGTAGTCCTTCATGTTGACGATGATGCCGAGCAGCTCCAGGGTAACAGGAACGTCATCGGTCGACTCGCGGGTCAAACCAGCCATCACCGGCACTTCAACAATAGCGCTAACGCGCAGAACAGCCATCAGTTCAGCCAAGTTGGAGTAGATGCGGCGACCCATCGAATCCTTGAGCAGCAGCATGTCGCTGACGAAGGCGGTCGTGGTGTACAAAGTCGGGCTGCCAGAACCGAAGTAGAATTCGCGAGCGCGCACAACGGCGTCGATCACGTCATCAGTTTCAGCGGCTTCAGCAACACGCACGTGATGAGCGTACATGTCGTCGTCTTTCCAGATCGGGCGAATATGATCTTCGTCAATCTTGTCCGGATCATCAGAGGCGCGACCATCAGACACCAAGATAGCGCGGGCCAGTTCTTCATCGAACATGATGCGCATCTCGGCTTTCAGCCAAGCCACCACGTCAATATCCGTGATGTCGACGATGTCATCGCGATCGAGCTTCTGTTTCTTGTAGATGGTCTTCGGGGTGGTGATGCGGCGCAGAAGCTTGATAACTTCGTCCTTCTTCAACGAACCCTTCACATAACCACGGGCACGAGCCTGGGTGTCGGTGATATCGGCGGCCAGGGACTTGATCCGGGAGAACGGGCTGTGATTAGCCGCATTCAGCACCAGAGCAACCCATTCCATCCGGCGGGAAATCATGGCGGGATTATTCGCGATGGTCTTGGCATCCGGGAAGAGCAGCTCAATATCAGTGATACCGTAATTATCGACATGGGCCATGAAGGAGTCCTTGAAGGAACCAATCTTGATGGCGTCGGCAGTAATTTCACCGAACTGTTCTTTGCTTAAAGTCTGGCTGGGGCGGGCACCCTTGGTATCGAAAACATTATGATTCAACTTATATTCTCCTTCGTCTGAATGGGCTGCGGTTTTTTCGGATTCGGTATCCCCGGCTGCGGCATCGGCAACCTCGGCAATAAGGGCGTAGACGACCTCTTTTTGGATATCGGTAAGAGTGTCGAAAACTTCGCCAACGGTCATATCTTCGTCAGCAGTGGCTGCGTGCTTCACCGGCTTTTCTTCATCCTGATCAGCATCGGCATCTTCCACAGCAGCAGCAACGAGAGTGTAAACCACTTCTTTCTGCTCGTCAGACATCTCATCGAAAATATCAGCAACGGTCTTGCCCTTGCTCTCTTCGGCGTGTCTCAATTCTTCTTTAAAGCTAATACCAGTTTTTCCCATGTAAATGATCGCCTCGTCGTCAACGTCAGTAGTGCTGCCATCCGCATGAGCGAATGCCAAATAATCAATATGAGCGCCAGCATTTGCGCCCGCCAATACTAAACTAACTTCGCGGATATTACCGTGAAGAACGTTCTTGCTCCGCTCAACCAACTGGTTAGCATAAATGGAGAGAGCGTCGAGGTCCCTATGTTGGACCAATTTCTTCGCGATGATACCGTCTTCAGTATCATTGAAAAACCCGTAGCCGTAAACACCCTCGGTGCGGTTTTCCAAAATCATATGCCCAAGTACATTACCAGGGCTGTCGTGCAGATGCTGGTATACCAGAGGTACCCGTGCACCATCATTTTCTTTGAATGCATCCTTACGGATAGTTCTTCCGTCAGTGCATAACAAATCATTTTTAGTGACCCAGCCACTAAAATCGCAATTGTCCATTACTCTCTCCTTGTTGTGTTGAGCTATTTGGTGTTGGTACGCCACTCGGTGCAGCAGATACCGCAGAACCCTCAGGTGGATTTAA